TTTGTAAAGTTGATTCAGTGCTGTCATCTGTAGTTCTATTAACTCTGATTGTTACAGGAAAAGAAGTTCCAGAAGGTAAATTAATTTTATAATCTCTAAAATAAGTGCTGGCAGTTCTTCCTTTTACAGTGTCGGTTATGACTGTTGTTGTAGTGCCATCATTTTCAATAGTTTGAATATTTAAAGAAACTTCAGCACCATCAATATCACCATCATCTGTAAATTCTTGAAGTTGAGGAAAACCAATAGTTACTCTTACAGCATTAATAGAAGTGTTTGTGATTGATCTTGAGACAGGTGTGGCTTTTGTGACCGCTACACCAACAGCATTTTCTGTTTCACTTGCAGCTATACTTTGAATTGCGGCCTGATCAGAAGTTCCAAACCTAGGCTCAAATGATACATTAGGAAAATTAAAATCTGCACTAGATGGACTTGTACCAGCCGATTGTTGTAGAACCTGTGTTCCATTTAAAAAAACATCCTTAAGAGCAGAGGTATTATATTGTGTTGAGCCTTGTGATCCTGTCGCAGATGGAAAACCAGATATAATCCCCTCCCCCAGCAATTCCATAATTGTTAAAAATTGCTTTGAAGCTAGTACATCATCCGTTACGGCTGGATCAGTAAGTTTAGTATTCTCGTCAAAAGCTGGAATTGTCATGTCACTGTACCTTCAATTTGAACTGTATCGACTCCAGAACTTATGACAATAGATCCTGTAAAAACTTCTCCATAAATGATCGGAACGCTAACTGCACTAATACTGACGTTTTGAATCCCAGAAAAAGAATATGAACCAGCCATCTGAGGGTCAGTATCTCCAACAGGTGATGGGCCTTCCATTACTGCTGGAGTAGGAGCGATCAAAGAAGTTATACCATCTATTGCTAATGAGTTGACTGTAGCTGTAGTGATAGCACCAAGAATCCCTGTTGTTCCATATTCCGCAGCAATAGCTCCTCCTACGGCAAGAGCCGCACTTCCTACAGCAGCAGCAGTGCTTATGGCAGCCCCAGCAACAGCAGTTACAGCAGTAGCAGCAGTAGAAACCACAGCAGCCCCAGCACTAAAAAGACCAACAACGGCTGGTATTGAACCAGTAGCAACAGGGATAATCTGAATATCTCCCTTGCCTTTCATAAGTAAATAATCAAGAGAAATGTCTAAATTATTCATTTTTATTTTGTATGATTGATTGCTCATATGATTCTCTACTTCTGGAAAATTACATAACAAAAATCTTACAGCCTCTGCTGGGCTTGAAACAGCCGCTTCAAAATATGAAGAACCAAGAAACTTTCTTAATCTTCCATAAACTCTTATAGTTTTAAGTTTCATATCTATAAACTCCTCGCAATGCTTTTTGATAGTTTAAATCAAAAGGTTCTCTGCAACTTAATTTTTTTATATTATGATTCAAAATCATATTATCACCAATATAAACAGCTACATGATCTAAGTTTTTTGTGATTGATTGAAAAAGTAAAACATCACCTACTTCTATTTGATCATTATTTTCTTGTTTTAAAAAGTTTAATTTTGGTAAAGCATCTTCAAATTCTGGATTTGCTAAAAAGTCTTTTATTTTTTTAGGTCGATTCCAATACGGAATATTTATATGTTTAGTTTCTTTATACCAATCTGTAACAACACTCCAACAATCGTGAACTCCCCAAACAAAAGTCCTACCGATTAAAGAAGGTGATTTAAATCCACTAGGTTCAAAAGAAGACCATTCTTTCATATGTGGACTGTATATAAACCAAGGTAATCCCAAATGCTCACAGCTTGCCTTGTCATTGTCAGATGGTGTTAAAGGGCCAACAGGGTGACTATGAACTATTGCAGTGATTTCTCCAGTATCTTCACATTCTGCCCAGTCATCAGGATCAATAATAAAATATTCAAACCCACTTTCTGCAATGTTTTTACAAGGCCAATAAGTTTCTTTTCCTTTAATTATTGCCAACAAGCCACATGATTCCTGTGGCATACATTCTTCAGCGTGTTTTGCAGCTTCAGTTTTCCAAGTCATGCGTTCACAAAAGTACCAACAGAAGGAAAATCTTTTCTTGTAACTTGACGTTTTGGCGCACGAACTTCTTGTAGATCAAGAGCAGAAACAAGTTCAAATTGTACAATATCTCTAGTCTCCACAGTCTTTCTATTAATAAAATAAATCTCTTGAGGTAGTTCTGCTGTGTTATCAGGTGTTCCGTATGGATTTTTACTAGAAGGAAAGTTTGCAGCATCTAAAAATTGAGCAAGGGTTCTTAGCCTTACAAATTTGGCTCCCTGTAGATCATTAAATGGGGTCGTAGCATTCACTGTTGCCATTAATGCTGTGATTGTTCCAAGAATATTAGAGACAGTTAAAGTAGGTCTTGGTAAAGTTCCCCTGCCACTGTATTCAAAACCTGTCACTTCAAGTGGAAATTTATCATAAGTATTACCTTGCCAAATTATTGAAGCGTTACTATTCATTCCGACACCAGAATGAAATCTTGTGACATTAGTGGAGCCATGTAAGGCTGATACTAAAGTCAATGTATAAAGTTCAATAACTGATTTGTTAGATAATGCCTGTAGTTCTGCTGTAGGTAATCCCATTTATGGTTCAAATACCTCTCTAAAAGTGCAGTTTAAAATTGCTCTATTGTTATAACTTATAGTTTTTGTCCAAGATTGACAAACATATTGTCCAGCACCAGACAATGTAACCGATACATTACCGCTATTTGTGGCACTATTAGCGGCTGTAACTGTAAAAGTATTTTGATCAGCTGCCGTTGCTATTGCAAAAGTACCATCCGTTGCAGATCCAGAAGTATAATCAATGGTCACTACATCACCGATAGCAAGACCATGATTTGTGATAGAAATTGTAGAAGTAGTGGTTGACTGACTGTAAGTACCTGTTTTTGTGCCGCCCTCTGCTGGTGGTGTAAATGTAAAACTTGCCTGATCGTTTACTCTACTTCTTAAAAAGCCTTCTATGACATCTGATTCAGTCTCAGAGACTATAAAAGTAAGATCATATACTTTGGGGTCTTGAGTTAGTGGAAGCCCAAATAAAGCCCTAAACTCATAACCATCCCCAAGCTGTGTTGTTCTTATTCTAGGTGAGCTTGTTTTTCTCATCCCATAGGTAGGAGAGATACTTGGAAAAGTTGCCATGTTACCTCGCTAAAATACCGCCAGCCCTTTTTTGTTTTACAAGTTCTGCCTGTACAGCAGAAGCTATAGCTTGTCCTAATTGGTTTGCTGAAGGCTGATTTCCAGCAACCGAAGAACCCTGTGCATCTACGCTCACGTTAACAATATTAGTAGTACCACCGCCAATCTTGTCGTTAGCTGTAATTGTTCCTGATCTGCTAGGGCTAAATAGTTCTGGCCCTTTTTCTCCTACTATGTAAGATTGCCCAGAGCGTACAGGGCCACCATTTGCTCTAAATGCATCGGCAGAAGCTCTGCCAATAAATTGATTTGTATTACCACCACCACCAAACAACCCACCTAAAGCATTTCCTAAGAAGTTTCCAATACCAGAAACTGAACGCTGAATAGCAACCTCGACAAGTTTTCTTTTTAATTGATTAAGAACATTTATTGCTGCACCAGCTAGGGTTTGAGTTCCCATAACAGCATCAGTAAGGTTAGAAACTATGCCTTGTTCTATTCCTTGGCCTATCTCCATAAACTTTTCTTTTAATTGATCGGCTTCACTTGATACATTTAAAAGAGCATTAGAAAACTTTTCAGAACCCAAACTTGCATTATTAATTAAAAAGTTAGTTTGACCTAAAGAAGAATTAAATAAATCATTTACAGTGACTTGTGATTCTATAGCTGTTGCTGTGGATGTTGATTTATTTTTTATCTCTTCTGCTTGATCTTTTGCTTCTTTTACTGTTTTGTTTAAAAGTTTTTGTGTTTTATTTTGATTTTCTAATTCTTTTTTTGTTTGTAATGCTAATGCTGCTTTTATTTTTTCTTGTTTTATCTCTTCAGCCAAAGCAGTTTTTACATCACGAAACTCTTTAGAGAAAGAAAACCTTCCAAATTCAGGTTGTTGTCGTGCAATTTTATCAGCTTCTTTATTAGCCTCCATTTGTATTTGTACTAAATTTAATCTGCCAATTTTATTAGCTGTACCAATCTTTTTAAATAACTTATCTATTTCCTTAATACCAGCAGTTGCTAAGTCTAATATTTGCTTTAATTCGTCCTGTAATTCTGTTCCAATAGTTCTAGCAAGAGTGTCAATAGTGTCTTGTAAAGTTGATAATTTTCCATTTAATGTATTAGCTTGTGAGGTTGCACCACCAGCAAAAATACCACCTTGACTTGTTAAATTAATTAAAGCTTGATTTACTTTATCAGCACCTATTTTTCCTTTTCTCATAGCAGACTCAAATTCTTCTCCTTGTAATCCAGTTATATTTTTT